AGCGCGGCAGGCAGTGGAACGCGCAGGTCGCGGAGCGTCTGGACGCCGAGCGGCGCGCGAGGATGGCGGACAAGGCGAACTTCGAGAGGAAGCTGCGTGAGACGAGAACACTGGTCGAGTGTCCCGGCAACAGGTTGCCGAATCCCGATGCAGGCCGCACCGAGGTCGTGGAAGCTGCTGATCCTCGCCTTGGCGCTGACGGGGTGCGCCTCTGGAACGAGGCCCTCGCTGCCGGAGCGACCGCTGCCGAGCGTGCCGGGTGGCTTGCTTCAGCGAACGCCTCCGCCGGTCCCGCTGACCTCCGACGCGCCCTCGACAACCTGCGGGCGAACGCAGCCCTGCTCGGAGAGTGCCGGGAGCGGGAGGCGATGATGCGCGACTGGCTTTGCTCCGAGGGGCTCGCCTCTTGTGGTGGCGCGTCATGACGTGGGAAGGAATCTGGCACTTCACCCTCATGCTCCTCGACGTGGGGGGCGTGGTCATGCTCGCTGCCCTCTACAGGCAGGCCCCGGACGTGTGGCAGAAGGCGGTCTTGGTCTGGATGGGCACGGCGCTCCTCATCCTCGCGGTAGCGCGCTTCTACGCGCTCGTGGGGATCGAGTGGTGGGTTTCCACTGAAGCTCTCGGCCGGGCGGTTGAACACATCGGCGTACTGGCATACGCCTTCCGGCTTTTCGTCGTCGAGCAGGAGCGCAGATGCCTTCCGATCTCCTCGGCCTTGCACAAGGCGTCGGCACCCTAGTCGAGAAACTGGGGGTCATCGGACTGTTGATCGGTGCCGTGATCTGGCTGGTTCATGAGCGGCTGCGGCTGCTTCGTGAAATCCAGCGCACGCAGGCGCGGTGCGAGGTGTTGTCCGCCAAATGCGAGCGCGTGCTGGCCGTGTGCAGGCACGCCGGGATTTCTTGCGACATGGCCGATCTGGACGAGCGGCTGAGGTCCATGCTCGCCGAGATCGGATAGGGGGGGTTATGCCAGCGATAGCAGACTGGAAAAAGGAGCAGTTCGCACAGCTTCTTGCAGACGGAAAGACGCCCGCCGAAGCCTACTCGATCCTGTTCCCGAGGTCGAAGGTCGGGAACAGGAACAGCGCCCGCTACCTGAAGGAAAACCCGGAGATCATCGAGCGTATGCGGGAGATCATGGACCGGGCTGCGGAGATCAAGGCGAAGGCCCTTGCCAAGGCGCAGGACAAGGCGGCGGTGGACCGCGCCTACGTCCTGCGGAACCTGAAGGAGATCGTCGAGCGCTGCATGCAGCACAAGCCGGTTACGGACGCAAACGGCGATCCGGTGTTCGTCGAAACGCCGACCGGGAAGATCGCCGCAGCGTACACGTTCAGGCCGGATGCTGCGGTTTCGGCCCTGAAGCTCCTCGGGACGGAACTCGGCATGTTCATCCAGCGGCACGCGGTGGTGGACGATCCCTTCGCCGCACTGCCGGCGCAGCTTGTCCGCGAGATCGTCGAATCCCTGTCCCGCCTGAAGGATGCGGCAGCCACGCGAGTGATCGAGCATGAACCTGCCGGCAGACCTCTCTTGGCTGACCAGCCTGCCTCCTGAAGCTCGGGCCGCCCTCCTCCGAAAAGCGACGGAATCTCTCGCACGGAGGAAGCTCGAAACGTACCGCCCGTACCCGAAACAGCGGGAGTTCCACGAGGCGGGGGCGACATACCGGGAAAGGCTCCTGATGGCGGCCAACCAGACGGGGAAGACGTGGGCTGCGGCTGCGGAAGCGGCCATGCACCTCACCGGCAGATACCCCGACTGGTGGCGGGGGAAGGTGTTCCACAAACCGCAACTTGCGGTGGGAGCTTCTCAGACCGGACTGCTCACCAGAGACGGAATGCAGCGGGTGATGTTCGGCGCTCCGGCGTTGCCACTGGGATCGGGTCTGGTCCCGCTGGACGCGATCATCGGTGAACCAGTCAGATCAACGCACGGCCCTGCCGACTTCTTCGAGCATGTGAGAATCAGGTTCGGAGGCGGTGGGGACGTTCAGGCGGGGGAAAGCATCTTCTTCCAGCGGTCCTACGACCAAGGAAGGGAACGCATTCAGGCGATGACCCTCGACTGGGTGTGGATGGACGAAGAACCGGACGAGGACTGGTACTTCGAGGCCCTCACCCGGACCAACACCACCTTGGGGCCGGTGATGCTCACGTTCACTCCCCTCAAGGGGATGTCGAGCGTGGTGAAGCGGTTCCTCCTAGACAAGATGCCGGGAACGCACGTAACCCGGATGGACATCTCGGAGGCAGAGCACTACACCCCCGAACAACGGGCGGCGATCATCGCCCAGTACCCGGAACACGAACGGGAAGCACGGGCGCACGGCATCCCGACGCTTGGGTCTGGAAGGGTGTTCACCGTCCCGGAGGAAGTGATCCGCTACGACACGTTCCCGATACCGGACCACTGGCCGAGGATCGTGGGACTGGACTTCGGCTTCACCCACCCAACCGCCGCTGTCTGGATCGCCTACGACAGGGACACCGACACCGCCTACATCTACGACACCTACCGGGTGTCGGGAGCCCCTGTCGCGGTACACGCGGCTGCAATCAGGAGCCGGGGACACTGGATTCCCGTGGCGTGGCCCAGAGACGGGGACAACGCCACCGCCGCAGGCCCGCAACTGAGTGTCCAGTACCGGGAAGCTGGAGTGAACATGCTCCCGGAATACGCGCAGTTCGTTCCGATCTCGGACAGGAGCGACCAGAACACCGCTGCCATGAGGACCAGCTTGGAAGCGGGCGTTCAGATGATGCTCAACCGGATGCTGGAGGCCAGACTCAAGGTGGCAAGCCACCTGTCCGACTGGTGGGAGGAGTACCGGCTCTACCACCGCAAGGACGGCAAGATCGTGGACAAGATGGACGACCTCATGTCGGCCACCCGATACGCCCTGATGTGTCTGGAAAAGGCGGCCCTGCCCCCGAAGGCAATGAAGAAGCTCGACCCATATCGCAAGGTCAACTGGCGCGTGGCCTGAACGCGGAGGCGCTGATGGGCAAACTCTACTTGGGAAACTGCTGAATGGCGCACGGCGTTGAAACCGCAACGGTGCTCGCCGTGATCGAAGGAGGCGAGGAACAGGAACGCACTGGTCAAGCCCCGGAATGCGGGCTGACCGAACGCCAGTTCTGCGGGTTCCTGAGCGAATGCCGCTACCAACCTCCTTGGAGGGCGATGGCGGACAAGTGCGCCGACTATCAGGACGGCAACCAACTGGATCAGGAAACGCTGGAGGCCCTCCAGAAAAAGGGCATGGGGCCGCTCCAGAGGAACATCATCCAACCTCTGGTCAACGTCGTCCTCGGATTCGAGGCGAAGACCCGCTCCGACTGGAGGGTAGTAGCTGACGACGACTCAGTTCAGGAAGTGGCGGAAGCCCTGTCCGCGAAACTCCACGAGGCCGAACGAGAAACACGAGCGGATCGAGCATGCTCCGACGCCTACAAGCCGCAGGTCATTGCAGGACTGGGATGGGTGGAGGTATCACGAACCTCCGACCCCTTCGCCTACCCCTACCACGTCGGCTACGTCCACCGCAGGGAAATCTGGTGGGACTGGAGGGACGAAACCCCTGACCTCGCCAAGGCCCGGTTCCTGATCCGCAAGAGATGGTTCGACGTGGATCAGGCGGTCGCCTACTTCCCGGAACACAGGGAACTGCTCCACGCCTCTGTCGGCGATCCACACAGGTACGAGATGATCGTCGCCAAGAGAGGCTTGGAACTCGGCATGTCCCTCGACGAAGCCCGCGATGTGGACATCGAGGACTACGAGCAGTGGCGAAGCTACGACCGGAAACGCATCTGCCTGTACGAGGTCTGGTATCGGAACTTCGTCAGAGGTTACGTCGCCCCCATGCCGAACGGGGATGTGGTCGAACTGGACCTGAAGAACCCGGTCCACGTCGCCCTGATCTCAAGAGGAATCATCCAGCCCAAGATGGCGGTGTACTCGAAGACGCGCATGGCGATCTTCGCAGGACCGCACAAGCTGATGGACGCCCCGTGGCCCAAACGCTACTTCCCCTACGTGCCGTTTTGGGGCTACCGGGAAGACAGGACCGGGGTTCCCTACGGGATGGTCAGGGCGATGCTTTCACCCCAAGACGAGGTGAACGCCCGGCTGCAAAAGATGATGTGGCTGTTGGGGGCGAAGCGGGTGCAGATGGACTCCGACGCCTTGGATACGGAAATGCAGTCCCCACAAGACCTCCTTGCGGAACTGAGCAGGGTGGACGCGGTGATCTTCCGCAACCCCCACCGGATCAACAAGGGATCGAAAATAGACGTGGACGACAACCTGTCGCTGGCCGATGCACAGTTCAAGGTGCTTCAGGACGCCATGCAGGCTGCCCAACAGGTTGTGGGCGTGTTCAACGCCATGTTGGGAAGGGAATCTGCCGCCACCTCCGGCATTGCGATCAACTCGCTGGTCGAACAGGGGCTCACCGCTCTGGCGGAGATCAACGACAACTACCGCTTCGCCAGAAGGCTCGTGGGAGAACGGCTCCTTGACCTGATCCGCGACGACATGATCGGGCGTCAAGTGGATGTGCTGGTGGGAGAGCCCGGCAAGAAACGGGTGATCTCGCTCAACAAGCCGGTACAGACACAGGACGCCGGGAAAGTGGTGCAGATGGTGCAGAACGACGTTCGTTCCGCGCGGCTGAAGGTCGCGCTCGACGACGTGCCGTCCACCGCCTCCTACCGGCAGCAGCAGTTCACCATGCTCGCGGAGTTGACCAAGGGACTGCCTCCGCAACTGCAAGCGGTCATCACGCCGTTCGTGATCGAGGCGTCCGACCTTCGCAAGCGGAGAGAGATCGCCGACACGCTCCGCAAGGCGATGGGACAGGCTACCCCTCGTACAACGGAAGAGGAGCGTCAGGCAGAACTGGCCCAAGCGCAGGCGATGCAGTTCATGCAGGAAATGCAGCGCCGGCAGGCGATGGCCGAGATCGCCGAACGCGAAGCGAAGGTCGAAAAGCTCAGGGCCGAAGCCGAGAAGGCAAGAGCAGAAATCGCGGCCGACCCTGTTCTGGAGAAGTTCAAGGCCGAGGCCGAACGCCGCATCTCGGAAGTAGAGAGACGGGCCAAGGAAAGGATAGACCAACTGCTTGCAGAAAAGGCCGAGCTTCGCATGTCGAGCGCGCAGCGCGAGGCGAAGCTGATCGCCGAACTGAACAGGCTGAAGTCGGCCGCCCAAACCCACGAGGCCGAGATGCGGCGCGCCGAGATCGAGCGCGAGATCGAGCAGATCGAGCGTTCCAGACAGGACGACACCACGCGCATCGAGAGCGACAGCGCCCATGTGATCGAGGTCATGGGCGAGGAGATCGCCAAGCTGCGCGAGGAACTGCTCGACCAACTGCGCTCCGAAATCCAGCGCGCAGTCGGCCAACAGGCCCGAGCCTGATCCACAGAGTTTTCGCAACCGCCCGAGCGTAAGAGGGCGGCGTTCCCGCACGAGCGTCATCGTGCGCGCCCTGCCGAGGGTTTCGGTGTTCGCACTCCTGAGCGTGAGATGGAGAAAAAGAGGCCATGACAACCGGAGCGGAAGGAAAGGAGCAGGACCAACTCGATCAGTTCATCAAGAGCGTTGACGATCTGCCTGATGATCCCGATGCCATCGTGGCGGCCATCGAAAGCATGAAGGAACCCGATGACGCCGCGAAGCAGACGGAGCAAAAAGCGGAGCCGAAGGACGAACCGAAGGCAAAGGCCGAAGAGGAAGCGAAGGCGAAAGCAGAGGAAGACTCGAAGGCCAAGGCCGAGGAAAAGCCCGAGGCAAAGCCTGAAGACGAAAGGCCGGTCGGTGTTCTCCTGAAGGACGGCAAGACTGTCATTCCGTATGCCGCGCTCGAAGCCGAGCGCCGCCGCGCGGATGAGGAACGCCGTGCCAAGGAGGCGGCCGAGGCCGCTCGCAGGCAGGCCGAGGAGCGCATCAAGGCCCTAACCGCCGAAGTCGAGGCGATGCGTCAGGGGAAGAACCTTGACGGCAGCCAAGCGTCGAAGGAGGACGAGGGCAATCTGCGATCCCGTCTTGCGGAACTGAAAGAGACAGTCCCGGAAATTGCGGAGGTGATGGACGCCCTCATAACGCGCCTCGACAAGAACGACGAGGAACTGAGGGCACTGAGAGCACGGGAAGAAGAGCGCCTTGAGCGAGAGCGCGAGGAGGCTCGTCGGCTCGTGCAGGAAGCCATTGATCGCAACCCGAAGCTGCTCTACATCCAAGCCGAGCGCCCCGATCTGTACGCAGAGGCGGTGCGCGAAGACAAGCTCCTGCGCGAAAGCAACAGCCCCATCGTGCAACAGATGACGCTGGACGAACGCTTCGCAAAGGTGATCGAGCGGCTTGAGATGATCCACGGCCCCATCGAGCTTCCCGAGAAGTACAAGGTGGCGGCCAAGAAAGAACCCGCGCCGGAGAAAAACAAGCCGGACGTGAAACAAAGAGAACCCAGTGTGAAGGGGCCTGAGCCGACCACGCTCAGCCACCTTCCGGGCGGGGTTCCACCGGGCACTCGCAAGCGCGTCGAGGACATGACCAGCGCGGAGGCAGACGCCTTCATTCAGGCGCAACTGGACAAGGGCAAAAACCCTCTGGACATCCTCGCGGCACTCGAAGCACTCGGCGAGTGAACGGGAGCGTACCGTCGCGCGGCCCCTTGAGGACGTAACACGATTCTCAACACTCTCAAGGAGAAAGGACCATGCAGACCAACATCCCGGCGGGGTCGTCCCTCGCCGTAAAGAAGTACGGAGTTGCGCTGTTCGCGGTCACGCAGCGCGCAAACACGCTCCTCAAAAACCTGACCGGAGAGGCCCCGAAGCAAGCCGACGCAGAGGCGAAACTTCAGGGCCAGACCAGTCCCGACATGCCTGTGGTGCGCGTCACCGACCTGTCCAAGACCTTCGGGCATGAGGTTTCGATGGACCTGTTCAACGTCATCGGCGGGAAACCACTCGTCGGTGACGTGAACGCCGAAGGCAAGGGCGACAAGCTGACGTGGAGCAGCATGGACGCGAGGATCAACCTGCTCACCAAGGTGGTGGATGCGGGCGGCAAGATGACGCAGCAGCGCACCATCCACCAGCTTCGCGGCATTGCGATGGCGAACCTGATGGGCTACTTCCCGCGTCTGGAGAACCAGCAGGCGCTCGTGCATCTGGCCGGTGATCGCGGCGATCAGGCCGGCACCGACTGGGTGGTGCCCAAGCGGTTCGAGACTGGCACGCAAAACGCCGCCGACGCGGACTTCGACTCGATCATGGTGAACCCGGTGAAAGCGCCGACGTACAACCGCCACTACGTCGTGAGCGGCAACACGCTGGTGCAGGGCGGGCAGCAACTCGGCTCGATTGCCTCGACCGACACGCTGAAGCTCGCTCACCTCGACGCCCTGATCGGGCTGCTTGACGACATGGAATACCCCATGC